ATGGTATTACAAATGGTGCAGAGGTAACTGTAACAGTCACTGACACTGGATCGGGTGCAGATTTCCCACTTGCTGCTGGTGCTATTGGTCGTTTGAATGCGAGCACCACATATTATGCAATTGCTGGAACTGCTAATTCTCTGGAAGATGATCAGTTGAAACTTGCTATTACTTCTGCTAACGCAGAACTTGGTGATGCTATTAGTTTCGTTAACGCTGGTGAGGGTAGACAATCTGTATTGACCGAATCTTTCGGTGGTGCTGCTACTGCAAACGTTGAAACCTCCACCTTCTTAGAAGGTGAACTTGTTTATCAAGGTGATTCTCTTGAGACTGCAACTGCTCAAGGTTATGTTTCTACAAACGCTGGTTGGCAAGTTGGTCCTAGAGTTCTTAAGATTGTTGACTACACTGGTGACTTCGCTGAAGGTCAGAGAGTAACTGGTGTTATCTCTAAATCTTCAGGCACCATCAGCGATTTGAATATCGCTAAAGGTGTTCTTGAGATTGGATCTATTACTAAGACCACAGGTCAATTTATCGATGATGTTGGTAAACCCTCTGAAATTATTCAGAAGATTCAAGACTCCTACTATTATCAGGACTTCTCCTACGCAATTAAGTCTGCAGTTTCTATTGGCGAGTGGAAAGATATTCTTATCAAGAATGTTCACCCTGCATCGTTCAAAGTCTTTGGTGAACTTAACCTTTCTGATTATGGTGCAATTCCCAATAAAGAGACTGATTTCCAATTAACAAAATCTGTTGAACTTGCAAGAGAAGCAATTGTCCCCAATATTCAAAGTTTTGCACTGGTTGAACCAATTTATTCTGAGTTCAATAATACTGAAGTTCTGTTCCGTCAGAAGAGACTGACTTCTTCAGAGAACATCTTAACTTCGGTTGTTCAGAGACTTGATGATATTTCTAATCTCTTCGATGGTGTAAGAATTTCTTTCCCTCTGACCGTTGACGGAGATAACGTTGTTGCTAACGCTAATCAGTTAATGATTGTTCTGAATGGTATTGTTCAGAACCCAGAGACTTCGTTTGAAATTCAAGGTGACTCTATTGTATTTGCTGAAGCACCTCAACCTCCTGCAAGTGTTAAGTATGTCAATGTGAATGTAAATCAAGTTTCTACTGTTGATGTAACTTTCAATAACATTAGTGGTATTTTCCCAATTAGAGGTAATACTTTGGTTGGAACGGTTTCTGGTGCAAGATTGACTGTTACTACTCAAGTTGGTAACACAGTCTCTGGTTTCATTACTCAAGGCACTTTTATTACAGGTGAATTGGCAACTGTTAGTGCAACAGGATTTGCTTCTAACGTCGCTACTGTTACTCCTGTAACAAATCTGGGTCTCTTTGAATTTGGTGAAACTGTCACTAACTTGGAAGGTAACACTGCTAAGGTTGAGCAAATCAACCTTGCAACGGGTCAAGAAACACCTCTGGCACAGTTGCGTTATACCATTGGTCCCGCTTCTACATCTGTTGAGGTAGTTACTTATAAGACTGATAATACAGTTGCTGATGCACCTGTTGCAGATGGCACTTTCCAAGCAAGTCAAAACTATCAGTTTGGTTCTGAGATCTTTACAGTGACTAATGTTACTACTGGCACAGAATCAACAACTCTTACTGTTACGAGAGGTCAAGCAGGAACTGCTGCAGTTGGACATCAGGAAGACGTTCCCGTATACGGAACTACTATTAGTGTTACCAACACTCTGACCTTAAGTAAGACTGCTGGAACATATCAGTCCACTCCTGGTCTGTTTGATATTCAATTAAATGATTATATTATTGGTGCTAGATCTGGAGTTGTTTCTCAGATTACTGCAACTTCTGCATATCAAGATCCTACAACTAATCAATTCATTAGTCAGGTCAATATTTCTGAAGGATCTTCGTTCTTTGGTCTTCTGTTTAATAGAATTACATCTCAGACTTATCCAAACGTTGTTATTGATGATATTGCTGCTTCTCAAGTTAGCATTGTTCAGTTTGCTGATAATTCCACTGCGTTCAATACACAGTTCCCTGCAAACGAGCAGATTAATAATTATGTAATTCCTTACAATAATCTTGTAAGTGGTCCGTTACAACAGGACGAAGTTATTCGTAATTACAAACTTGATTATGGTAATAACAGTGGTGATTTCACTGTAGGTGAAACTGCAAATGTTAGAAAACTCACTTTTACTGATAGTGTTGGTGATGGTTTCTTCCAAGCAGGTCAAGTAATTAGAACTACTGATACAAAAGCAGAAGTTGTTGGTTACAACCAAGCAAGAAAAACCTTATATCTTGGTAAGATTGGTAGAACTCAATCCACTGGTCAAGACTATCATGATGTAACATTTACTAATGCTACAATCAATACTTACAATAAAAAGTATGGCACAGGTTGCCTGGCACTTTCTCCTGGAACTTCAGCGCATACATTTGTAAGTGGTGTTACTGATGCAATTACTGCAGGTGGTGGTGCTACAGGAACATTTACTGCTGCTACTGGAACCACATATGATCCCTTCTCGGGTCTTATGGTTCTTGAGATTGGATCACACTCTCTCACTACTAGTAATACGGTAACAATTACTGATGATGGTGTTGTATTTACTTGTGCACAAGATAATAATACATCCAATAAAGCATACCCCCGTTCTACTGACCCTGCGTCTGGTTCGGCGCTTTCTATCACTGCTACAACCGCTACAACAATTACTGTAAACGTTGGTGCAGTTCCTGTTGATGAATATGTAGATATCGCTACTTCTACTGAGTTTGGGTTTGGAACTGATGCATATACTATTGAGTGTTGGATTAAACCTAACTCGATTGCTGCTGGAAGTAAAGCAATCTTTGATATGAGAACTGGTGCTACACAAGTTTCTGCGTATCTGTATCTTGACGGTGCAAACCTCAAGTATTATGTGAATGGTAGTGTTGTTATTACTGGTGCTACTAACTTGGTTGCTAATACTTGGTATCATGTAGCAATCTCTAGAACTTCTACAACCACTAAAATGTTCCTTGATGGAACGCAAGAAGGTAGTGATTTCTCTGATGGCGGTAACTATGGTTCTACCAAACCAGTTAGAATTGGTGCTGCATTTGATGCTTCTGCCGATTTCCCTGGATACATTGATGAATTTAGAATCTCTAATAGTGGTCGTTATACAAATACCTTTACCGCACCTGTTGGTATATTCCAAGGTGATGCAAATACAAAACTGTTACTTCACTTTGATGGCACTTATGGTCAAACTTGGACGGAAGACTGGTCTGGTGTTGAGGCATTCACCAAAGGTGAAGAATTCAATAATGGTGCAATTCTTGCAACCTCTAGAGTAACTGGTGCTCCCGCTGGTTTTGCTGGAAAGTCTCAAAGATATTATGATGCAGCAAATCTTATTGAAAGTAATAAGGACTTTATTGCGAAAGAAGCGGTTCATGCATTAACTGTTCAATATCCTAGTTTGGTTATTCCTGGTGGTAACGTTAACTGTGAAGATGATATTCGTGATATTCTTGGTGCATTGATTCAGGACTTGCGTAATGGATCTAACAATCATATCTGGGATGCTTCGGCACTTTATGTTGATAGAACTACTAATCCTATCAGTCTGAATCATGTTGAAACTGAAATTACTGAAACTATCTGGGCATACAATAAAGTTGATGAAATTCTTCAATACATCATCAACAATGTTCTTTGGACTGTTGCAGGTAGTCATGGATTAACTCAGGCAACTGATACTACTATCACTGATGCATCTAATCCATCTTATACCACATTCAATGCAACTGGTGCTACCTATGATCCTGCGACTGGTGATCTTGTTATCACTATTGGAACTCACTCTCTGACAACATCCTCTAGAATCAAACTGCTTACTGGTGGTATTACATTCACTTGCACAAAGGATGGTAATGATCGTCCTACTGCATATCCTCGTGCTACTGATCCTGCTGCTAACGCCGTTCTTGCAGTTACCGCTGTTAGTGGAACAACGATTACAGTTAATGTAGGTGCATCGGGTGCTAATGATCAATATGCTCACACTTATGTAAGTTCTCTTCAGAATGTTGTCACGGTTCTTGATTATTCCTTGACTGACTGTGCTGATGTATACACTACAATCAATAATCTGGTTGATATTCTGACAGATACGCTCACTCAAGCAAATGCTGGAACACCTGTTGATCATTTAGCAACCGTTACTAAGGTTTTACCTGCTATTGAATTTGCTGGTGGAACAGTGAATGCTTTTGGTGATACTACTTTTGATATCACATATGAGGACACTACTAACGATATTGCTTATACCAATCAAATTGATCTTGATGCTCAATATAGATTCCGTGATGCTGCTAATTTGATTCGTGCAAACCGTGGTGTTATTGTTGATAAAGCAGCTTATGATATGCTCACCAGATATCCTGATCTTGCACAGGATATGCCTAGAAATGATAATGGTGGTAGCACTGACGGAACCTTACGCTGTAAGACTGATTTAGGTTTGATTTTGGATGGTCTTGCAGAAGATATTGAAAATGGTGGAAACTTAGAGACTGTGACTGCTGCTAAATTCTACATTGGTGGTTCTGGTGAACTGCTGCATATTCGTCTTCAGGTTCATCAATCCGTTTACGCTCATGAACGTCTTGGATATTATGCTAAGCAAGCAATTACAGGCGATCTGACTTATGATAATACTGATAATATTATTGTTGGTGACTGGGGCATTACAAATGATCCTGGTAACTGCGCTAATGTTCAGACTGCAATTGATACACTGGTTACAACTATCAATGATATCATTGCGCCGACAGGTGAAGATTTCAACATTGCTGCAGATAGATTATATTTCAACAGACAATATCTTGCTGAAGAAGCTACAGGTCTGACTACAGCAGAGTTTACTTATACTCTCAATGGTATTAATTATTCTGCATTCACTTATCCTGGATCTACAGGTGAAGCAACCTGCCAAAGAGATCTCAAACTCATCATTCTTGCTATTATTTCCGACCTTCAAACAGGTGGTAATAATAGCACGGTTGCTGCTGCAGAAACTTACCTGACTGCTGCCCTTCAATTAAATCATGTTGAAGATGAAATTTTGGCAACTGTTTATGCGATCGAAAGAGTGAAGGTCGTTGGTGAGTTTGCTCTGAAAAATGGTCTTCTCGACAGTCAGGCAACTCCTGGTTCGGGTCAATATGCAGCACAACACACAACTAGAACTCCGTATACTGATTCTGAATCTCCTACGAATATTAACGAAGTTATCTATCGTTTTAGAGATCTGGTTGATATTGTAATTGATGTTCTGGCACCTGGTGGTGATATTGCTAGAAGCGCATCTAAGAATGTTCTTTATAATGCAAACTATTATAAGGATGAAATCAGCAACTTAGTTAATGCTCAATTTGGTGCATCTGCTTGGACCTATAACTCTTTCATTGACGAGTTGATCAATAATATCGTTCATGATTCGGTAACTTCTGATCTGACCGCTAAGAGAAACGCATATACAATTACTCTGAGTGCTTCTACTGGAACGTTCGCTGTCGGTGAAACGGTAACATCTAGTGGTGGTGGAACAGCAACCGTTCTTGAATGGGATGCTGAAGATGAAATCCTTTATGTTGGTGCATTCACTGGCACTGCATGGGTAGCAGCGGACACTCTGACTGCTCCTTCTACAGCAACAGGAACTATCGCTAGTAGCGGTGTAAGTTCTGTTTATGACTGGTATACTTCACCCACCAACGTTGAAACTCTTGCATCTGCTAGACTGATCACATCGAATATTGCAGGTCAAGTATCAGGAACTAATTTGTTCACTAACCCTGAAGCGTTTGCTGCTAACTGGCAAGTAAATTCTCTTGGTGGAACTGATTCTCTTCTGATTACTAACAATGATATTGCTGGTCCAGATGCAACAGTAACAGCAGAAAAATTCTATGCTGCTAATAATAATGGTGGTGTTCATGATACTTTCAGAGATTACAGTCTGACCGCGTTTGAAACGTTTGACACAGACACTGTTAAATTTGATAGTGGCACAGAAACATTTGATACTGGTGTTGCGGGCGTAGAAGATCAAACCTTCACTGCCTCTATCTTCTTTAAGGCAGCAGGTTCTGGTTCTATCAGATTCCAACTTCAACTTGATCCTGGAACTGCAGGTGAACAGAATATCTTCTTCGATCTCAACCTTTCTAGCGGCACAACAGGAACATTGTTCCGTCCTGAGGGTGGTATGAGTGGTGATGCGTTTGGTGCAATTCCTTACGGTGATGGTTGGTATAGAGCATTTATCACGACAACTTTCTCCTTCGGTTTCTCTACGCTTAGAACTCGTGTTATTGTTAACTCTGCTGGCGGCGCAAGCAGTTGGACTGGTAATGGTAGCACTGGTGCATACTTCTGGGGTGCAAAACTCAATAAGGGTGCCCTAGATCCTTATACTGCAGTTAGCGGCGAGATTTTCTATGCAGATACAGAGTTCAATATCAAGAACTATGCAATTGATTTGTTAGAAGGTTATATGAGTCAAGCACTCGATAATACTTTGACATCACCTTCGCCCAATGCTGGTTTCTATAGTTTCTATGATTCTACTGCAGCATCTGACTATACTAAGGCATCCTTCATGCGTTTGGTCAGATATAGTCTGAACATCATTCGTGAGCAACTTAGTGTTGATAGTTACTACACAACAATCACAACTGTTAATGGTATTAGTGTTCCCGCTAAGACTTACGGAACTAGAGATATTCCTGTCGGACTTGCTGGTGGTCTGAATACTGCAGATTATATCTACGGTCTGACTAGTGACAGTTATGCTGAACTTGAAGTTCTTACTGAAAATAAAGGTAAAATTGTTCAACTCTATCAAAGATTCCGTATTGACGGTGATATCACAGATGGACCTTTCACAATGGGTGAAACTGTTGCTAAACAGGGTGCTCCTTCTATCACTGGTGTTGTATACGGTTTCCATGAAGATGCTAACTACAAGTATCTGGATGTTCGTATCACCGCTGGTCCTTGGGCAGTCACTGATACTATTGTTGGTGGAGAAAATTCTACATCTGCACAAATTAGTGCAATTGAAGATAGAATTCACATTATCGATCTTAAGGGTGGATTCAGTGCAAGTGTCCCATTCAAGGGGTATACTTCTGGCGCAACTGCAACACCTACTTCTTTCATTAAGACTGAGGCAGCAGTTACTAACAACAGCGGTGGAACCTTGACGGTTGATACAGAAACCTTATTGGGAACATTTGAAGTTAACTCGGTTGTCTATCCTGAATCTTCTAGACAATATATTGATGTTGCGAAGTTCTCTGGTCTTGATATTGCAGTTGGTGACAGAATTGCTTCTACTGGATACAAGCGATTTGGTATTTCAATCATCAATGGTCTGAATACTTTTACTGAAGGTAATCGTATCTACAAGGTTGTTTCTGGAACACAAGATTCTTCAACATACGGTATCATTACTGATGTAGATCTTGATAACAACTTCATTTATGTTCAAGAGTATCAAGGATCCTTCACGCAGGGTGACACAATCGGTGACTATGGTGTTGCAGAAACCTTCCCTGTAGGTTATGCATCTATCTCAACAATCGTTACTACCGCTGGCGCTGCAGCAGCACTTGTTCAGGATATTCGTGACGTTGGTCTTAATAAGAGACTGTATCTTAGTGATATTTCTGGAACATTTGATGAGAAAGATGGTATCAAGGGACCTGATAGTTATGGTTCTGTGGTCTTGGATATTGTTGATCTCAAGGCGCGTGTTAAGCGTGCTTTCCGAGGATTCGATGGTGTTCAAACTACCTTCCCGCTAACTATCGAGAATGGCACTTCATATCTGCCCGATCCTGCTGGTCACTTGTTAGTCTTCGTCAATGGTATCTTACAACCACCTGGTGCTACTAACGCATATACGGCATTCTCTAATCAGATTCAGTTCACTGAAGCACCTGATCTGGGAGCATCATTTACCGCATTCTATGTTGGTAAACTGAGACAACTCGATGATATTTCGTTTGAGTTTGACTCCTTGCGTCAATCCTTCAACCTGAAGCGTAATGATGTATTCTACTCATTGACACTGACTGATGGTGTTCAATCTAGCACTATCAGACCTGAGAACAACATTATTGTTTCTCTCAATGGTGTTATTCAGGAACCTGGCGTTGGTTTCGAGATTGTTGGTTCTAGAATTATCTTCTCTGAAATTCCTAGATTCGGATCTACATTTGTTGCCTTCTCTTACGTTGGTTCTGAGGCAGACGTTGATGCTGCTGAGGTTGTTCCTCCGATCGAACCTGGTGATTTCATTGATATCCAAGGTGAGACTTCAGATCGTGAAGTTGCGGTTATCGAATCTTCAAACTCCTTGATCACATTTGATTATCTTGGATCTGTATTTGGACAAGGTGCTCAAGGTCAAGCAGTTCTAACTTCTGGAACTATTAAGAAAGTTCAGGTAACTGGTGGTGGATCTGGTTATACCTCTAGACCCACTGTTAGACTCGACTCTATCTCTGGTTTTGATGGAAACGTTAAAGCATTGGTTGGTGTCGCGGGCGTTGAAATGCAGACTTCTGGTTCTGGATATCAAAATCCTGGAGTTGATGTAGAAACTGTCGTTCCTGATGACTGGACTGCACCAGATCTTTCTCAATACGGAGAAGAACTAGTAGATCCAGAACTCTGATAAATAACTAAAAATCGTAGCGAGTAATGGCTAAACAATCACTCGGTCTTGGAACCGCTGCTAATGATAATACTGGTGATACTCTTCGTGCTGGCGGCGATAAGATCAATGACAACTTTAATGAAATTTATGGTGCCATTGGTAACGGCACGAACCTCTCCATTAGTTTAACTAACCCTGCTAATGGACAGGTTCTTCGTTACAATGGAACGTCTTTCATACCATCTGATTATAGTAATCTAACGTCTGCCTTAGATGTTAATGGAAACTCGATTGTTTCCTCATCAAATGGTAATATTGCGTTGAACCCCAACGGAACGGGTGACGTTTTAATACAGGTTGGGAGCACTACTCACACTTTTGATGGTGCTACGGGAACAGCAGATTTTCCCTCAGCAATTAAGTATAAGAATGAATATGATGCATTAGGATCTGCTCCTGCTGCAGCAACTTATCCTGGATATTTCTTCACTGTTGATGGTGATGATAAACCGTATGTAAACATTAATATCACTGCTGGTGGTGTTGGTGATACTAGAGCATCTCTCCTGACTCAGTATTCTGGTATTGATGCCTTAGCAGATGTAGATACTACGACAGTAGCACCTACATCAAACCAAATCCTCAAGTGGAACGGATCTAATTGGACACCTGCGGATGAAACTGGTGGTGGTGGCGCTGCAACACAAAATATTTTTGCATCGGTTGCTGGTGATACAGGATCCACAACAGCAGATAGCACTAGTGATACGTTAACAATTGCTGGTGGAACAAATATTACAACTGCAGTTAGTGGAGATACTCTTACAGTTAACTTCAGTGGAACACTCACAACAACTCTAGCTGCTCTTACTGATACTGACGTTTCTGGTATCGTTCAGGGCGATTCATTATTCTATAATGGCACGAACTGGGTTCCTGTTCGTAGTCCTATCACTTGGTGGGAACTTACTGCACCTGATGCATCTGGTTACAACTTCACTGGACCAGGTTTTGCTGCAGCAACTGCAGATCCTGACCTATATGTGATGAGAGGAATGACATATGCATTTGATAACACTACAGGTGGTGCTCACCCCTTTAGAATTCAAAGCACTCAGGGTTTAAGTGGAACTCCGTATACCACAGGTCAAACTGGTAGCGGCACTACTGTTTTGTATTGGACTGTTCCTATGAACGCTCCTAGCACACTGTATTACCAGTGCACAATCCATGCTGCAATGCAAGGTCAAATCAACGTTGTAAGTTAATAAATGACAAGAACAGTTCCTGGATCTGGTGCCGTTATTGAGCCAATTTTTGACGAAGTATTTGGTGTTCGAGCGGTAGAAGTAACAAATGGAGGATCAGGTTACTCCGTTAGTGATCCCCCGCGTCTAACAATAACTGGGTGTGGCACTCCTGAAGTTGAAGCACTATTATATCCAATCATTGATTCAGATTCTGGTCGTATTATTCACGTCCGTGTTTTGGAAAGAGGAAGGGGATATGATCCTCTTAGACTACAGATTATCCCTGAGCAAGAAACTCCCAATGTAGTCACATCATTTGATATCAATCGAATTTGGCAGTCGCACCCCAATTCACAAACCGTTGGATCGTTTACAGGAACTACTGATAGACTTCGTATACAATCTGATAATCACCCTAAACCCACTTGGACTCAGGCAGAAGCAGCACCTGGTGGTGGTCCTTTAATTGATAGATCTTTTGATCAAACATTTGTTTATAGGGGTGGTAAGGATGTTCCTAATCCTGGTGAGCGTGCGGAACAAACGGATAAAGTCACAGGTATTTTAATAAACGGTGGGTTGTTACACACTCCTGAATGGGGTGTTGATGGTAATGTTGTTCCTGGTCATCAAATTGATACAGTAAAATATGATTATGTAAAAAATGCTGATCAATATGACGCAGTAACTGAAGGTAATGTTAGATATTATCAGTCAAACAAAGTAATTGATGAGTTTGAACTGACTAATGGTGTTTTTGACACAGGTAATTTGGAAGTTTTTACCTGGAATGTCAAGGTAGAACTTGATAATATTATGTTGAATGTTACTGATGTTGATGAAACATTGGGATCAGTTGAAGTTGGTAGAATTGTTGATGAAGTTCAGGGTAATGCTAGAGGCACAATTGCTAAGGTTGTTAGAAATTCTCAAAATGTAGTTACTAGAGTATATCTTAGATTAGTTTCTACAGGTGCATCTTTTTCTGAGAATGACGTATGTTTGGGATCAAATGGATTTAACTTCACTATTAGTGGTGAACCTAGAACTTTCCCGACTGGTATTTTCTATATTGATTTTGGTCCAGAAGCAGAAGAGTTTGGACCTTTTGTTCCTGGACAGTATTACTTCGCACCTGAAAATATTCAGGTTCAAAGAAATTATCTGATTATTTGGAATCAATCTGATTCTAGTAATTCACAGGGGACTCTTGGTCATCCAATGCGTTTTAGCACAACTCAAGATGGACCTCTGAATCAGAATCCTGGAACTCTGTATTATAAGAGCACTGGTGTAACTGAGGCACCTGCTGCTGATTATGAAAATCCATATCGAGCGATTTTCATCATGAATGCAGATGAGTCTGCACGCATTTATTATCATTGTGCTCATCACAGATATATGTCTGGATTTGAGGGTGATGAAGGATATATGATCTTCAATCCAGAACTTGAAGACGAAGAACCCGAAAATAATTATTACGTTAGAAATTTCTATCAATCGGATGCAAATGATCCTAATACGATTGATAGATCACGTCATACTGATGGGCACTCCAAAATTCTTGGTATGTCTTTTGACGGTTATCCGATTTATGGACCGTATGGATATAACTCTAGTGGTGCTGCTGCTAGAGAAGTATCATCTTATAGACTTAGAACTACAACAGAATTAGCTGGTAATAGACCACAAGTCAATACTATAAGCACTGTCACTTATGCAGTCACTATTGCTAATGGTCAATTCCAGTTCGATGGATCACGTCCAGCATTCTTAGAACTCAATAGAGGAAAGACTTACATTTTCAATCAGACTGATGCGTCTAATGATAGTCAGATGCTTCTGATTGGCACTTCTGATGATGGATGGCATGGTATTGATCCTGTTATTATCGGAAATACTGCTAATTTATTTGCTGGTAGTGGTGTTGATTATCGTATTGATGGGTCTTCAGTTTCATATCAGGCATATTTGTCTGGATTCAATTTAGCAACTACTCGTGAGCTCAGATTTACTGTTCCTGTTGATGCTCCTGCAGCTCTGTATTTGTTTGCATATACTTCAGCAGGTCTTGGTCTCAGAACAGTTCAGGAAGGTTATGTTCTTGGAGATTTAGTTGGTGATTACATTTATGATTCTAGTGTGGGAACACTGGATGAATATAATGGTAAGTTTGATGTAACACCAGACTATCCTAATGGCACTTATGCATATTACATGACTGAGGATGGCAGTGGTGATCCTGCTTATCCTTATGCGATTGGTCCGAAATATTATGGTGTTCCTTTATTTGAAGGTGATACTGTTCCTTCTTTACCTGAAGTATTCCCATCACTAGCAACTGGTGATGTCATCTTGAATACTGATGGCACAGTTTCTTACATCAAGATGACTAAGAAAGGCGATAATTATTTTGGTTCTGCAAAAGCAAAAATTCTTGGTGGACAAGGAACTGGAGCAACAGGAACACCTATTGTTCAAACAGTCACTGGTTTGTCTCTTGTCGGAGAAGGTAGAGAATATGCAACTCCACCAACTCTTATTTTTGAAGGTGGTGGTGGACAAGGTGCTCAAGGTGCTGCTGAAATTGACACTCTTGGTAAAGTTACCTCTATTAACGTTGTAGACGATGGTGAGTTTTATCAAGAACCCCCATATATTTTAATTACTGGTGGCGGCGGTATTGGTGCTAAAGCCGTAGCAACAGTTGATCAAGGTGCTGTTACAGGAATTACTGTTACTGATCCTGGTCAAGGATATACAACTCCACCAAATATTATCTTTACTAAGTTAGTAAACCTTAAGCGTAAGGCGAGTGCTCGTCAAGCACTAAACTCGACTACAATTTATCTCACAGGTCTGGCTAAGAATGTTGGTGCATCTGATTCAGAGATTTTTGTAGATTCTACAGATGCTTTCCCTGGTTCGGGCACAATCATTCTGAATACAGAAACAATTAATTATACTTCCAAATCTACAGGTAAGTTTTCTGGTCTTACCAGAGGTGTTAACTTTAACTATGATCAGCGTGTTATCTTAGATGATGGTCAAAATGATGCTTCTGGCGCTTCAACTTATAAATTCAATGTTGGTGACCGAGTAATTCGTAGAGTTGAAAACCAGAATAACAAGATTGCTAAAGTATATGACTGGAATCCTAATACTAGAGAACTTCTGGTTGTCTTTGAAGTTGATGAATTAGCATTTATTGATGGTGGTAGACCCTCAACCGAAGATGCTATCGTTCAGTTTGATGCTGGCGTTGCTGCAAGTTCTGGAGCAGGAGTTCTTCCTCACGTTACTGAAGCAAACGTAGGAAGTTCGATTACAACTTTGACAGTTCCTATCGGAACTATTGCTGATACTAGATTTGAAGATAATGATGAACAAGATGGCGCTGGTGATGGTATTGCTGATCTGGTAAATACTGGAACAGACTTTGAAAACCAAATCAATCTTGATGGTGGTATCTTCAGTTCTCTCTATGGTATTGAAGAAACTCAAGGTGGACAAAACACCACTCTATTCCAAGTTGGCGATAGTATTAAAGATGGTAGCATTCCGTTCAAATTTGCCACTGTATCTACTGCTGGTGCACTGAGTGATGGTGTTGAACATAATGCATCTATGAAGATTTTCTTAGATGCTGCAAATGCTAATGGTCAAAACTTTAGTGTTAATGAAATCGTTACTGGTTCTGTTTCTGGTGTTCGTGGAACAGTTGTTTCTTGGGATGCTGCTGAAAGTTCAGTAATTGTTCAGGATGTTGTTCCATATAACACAGGAAATATTAACGTTGGTATTGCTGGTGTTCTGTATGAGTTCTCTCATAACAGCACAATCGTTGACTTCTTAGTTCAGCAAGCAGGAACAAACTATAGCGCAACTCCTACAGTTGCAATTGAAAATACTGGAGATATTCAGGCAACGGCAACTGTTAATATGACGACAGCAGGTGACCAGGTTGCATCACTTACTATTACAAATGGTGGATATGGAATTCCTCAAACTATTGATGGAACTTACAATCTTCACCCAACGGTTACATTTACTAATGATGCTGGAGATACAACAGGTTCTGGTGCTTCTGCACAAGCAATTCTTGGTGGAGAAGACTTGGTAGGAAACGGCGGTGCCCGTTATAGAATCAAGAGAATTGAGTATCAAGCAATCGTTCGTTCGTAACCTTCATAAATAAACAAGAGGACAATAATCCCTTAGGAAATGGCAGCTCTATTAACTGATCAATTTAGGATTTTTTCTGCGAAAAAATTCATTAAAGCACTGGAAGGTCCTGACGCAACCCAGAGTGATGACGCTGCAGGAGCGTCGCGAGACCGTGCATATTTGTTCATTGGAAGACCTCAATCTTGGGACAATGAAAACTCGCCTCCACAGGCAGTTGATTCATTTTCCGAGTTCTCAGGTTCTTACGATGATATGATTTCGCTAAAGCGAGTCTTAGCATCTGATACGGTTCAGGTGGTTCGTCGTATTGATTGGGTTTCTCCTGAAGAAACTACTGGTGGACTTGGTTTCACCTATGACATGTATCGTCATGATTATTCTCCTAGTAAAACCGCTGCCTCTGGTGCTACTAAACTATATGATTCTGACTTCTATGTTGTGAATTCACAATATCAGGTCTATAAGTGCATTTATAATGGAACTTCACCTTCCGATCCTAATGGTAAACCTTCTACAGTTGAGCCTACTGGCACTTCCACTAGCATCATTACTACTGGTGATGGATATCGTTGGAAATACATGTATACCATCCCTGTCGCATCAGTTCTTAAGTTTTTCTCCAACGATTACATGCCAGTCTTTACAAATGACTCGGTAAAAACAAATGCAGTTGCTGGCGAAATTGATACTGTTGTTATCAATGCTGCAGGTTCTGGTTATAACAACGGCACCTACGACAACGTTGCTATCAACGGTGATGGCACTGGTGGTCGTGTTTCTATCGTTGTTGACGGTGGTAAAATTATCTCAGCGACGGTAACTTCTGGTGGCACAGGATACACCTTCGGTAAGATTAGTGTTGATAGTGTCACAGGTATCGGCACAGGCACAGGTGGTCAGGTTGATGTTATCATTCCTCCTCCGAATGGTCATGGTGCAGATGCAGTTGTTGAACTTGGCGCTTTCCGTGTCATGATCAACGCAAAACTTTCATATGATGAGGGTGCTGGTGATTTCCCTATTGATAACGATTATCGTCGTATTGGTCTTATTACCAATCCGCTGAAGTTTGGAACAGAAGAACTTATTTCTGACTTGACAGTTTCTGCTACAAAGGCAGTTATTTTCTCTCCTACATTCCAAGGTAATTATGTGCCTGATGAAATTATCACTCAAACTAGAGTTGTTGGCGGAACCAACGTCACTGCTCGTGGTAGAGTCATTTCTTGGAATGCTACAACGAAAGTTCTGAAGTATTATCAGAACGCAGTTGATGGTATCTTCCCTGAAGTTACTGGAACACAGAATGAATTTGATGGTTCTAATGTCATCAATGGTGCAACTTCTGGTGCTGCTGGTCAACCAGATGTTAATTTCCCCGCCGTCCCGAACTCTTCTTCTAGAACAATCAACAATACCGAGTATGACTTGGGTATGAAGTTCAACAATGGATATTCAAAACCCGAAATTAAGTCAAACAGCGGTCAAGTTGTTTATATAGATAATAGAAGAGCAATCAGTCGTGCGAACGACCAGGTAGAAGATATTAAAATCGTAATCGAGTTCTAATGGCACAAAATACCAATTTAAACGTCACACCTTATTACGACGACTTCGATAAGGATAAGAATTTTTATCGAGTGCTGTTCCGCCCTGGATTCCCCATTCAGGCGAGGGAACTTACTACGATGCAGAGCGTCATGCAGAATCAGGTCGAGAACGTGGGTTCTCACCTATTCAAAGATGGTGCAATGGTTATCCCAGGTCAGGTAGGTTATGACCTGAATGTTGATGCCATCATGCTTCAGGAATCTTTCTTGGGTGCTGATGTTGAACAATATAGAACCCAGTTAGAAGGTAAAATCATCACTGGTTTGACCTCAGGTGTTAAGGCAAAGGTTCTATTTAGTATTTCGGAAGCGACTTCCGAAAAAGGTTATATTACACTTTACGTTAAATATATTGAGTCTGGTGGTGACACTCAGACCCAACAAACATTTACAAATAACGAGCAGTTGATCACCGATAAGGAGATCACCTTTGGAACAACTCTTATTGAGATTGGTTCTCCTTTTGCACAATTGCTGCCTACTGCTGCAATTCAAACAGGTTCTGCTGCTTATGTTCAAGAAGGTGTTTACTTTATCCGAGGGTTCTTTGTAGACGTTCCCTATCAGTATATCCTTCTCGATCAATATGGAACGTCCCCTGCATACAGAATTGGACTCGAAATTCTTGAGTCTATTATCACCCCAGAAGACGACCTTAGTCTTAACGATAACGCTGCTGGAACATCTAACTATGCTGCTCCTGGTGCTCATAGATTTAGAATCACAACCAATCTGATCAAAAAACTTCTTACCGACGAAGCAGATAAAGACTTTATCGAACTGCTTCGTATCAATGGTAATAAAATTGAAAAACTAGTTGATCGTAGCGCGTATGATGAACTAGAAAAGTCACTTGCTCTCAGAACATTTGAAGAGTCTGGTAACTATGTTGTTAATGATTTCCAGATCACCAATAGAGAAAACCTCA